ATGACGATGGAACACTACGGTGTAAAAACCCTAGTCAACAAGAACGGAGAGCCAGTCCAACAGGAATACATCTACCCATCTGGTGGCAAGAAGATCCGCCGCCTACCTAAGTCTTTCAGTGCCTACCAAATGAAGACTGATGAGTTGTTCGGCATGAACCTATTCCCCTCGGGGGTCAGTAAGCACGTAACAATCACGGAGGGAGAACTAGACGCCCTCTCAGTGTGGCAAATGGTACAAAAGCCAGGGTTCCCTACCCCTGTAGTTTCCCTACCCTCAGCGAGCCCCTCAAAGGCTCTGTGGGAGAACGTGAGAAACTGGCTCGACGGTTTCGATAAGATCATCCTGTCGATCGACAACGATGGCCCGGGTAATGATATCGCTGAGAAGATCAACAACATGTTTCCTACCAAGGTTTACAGGGTTGATCATGGTAGCTACAAAGACGCCAACGACTTCCTGAAGAATGGGAAGGCACAGGAGTTTAAGAACCTGTGGTTCAATGCTAAGAAGTGGGTGCCTGACAACATCCTACACAGTGTTGAAGACCTGACCAAACTCTACACGGAAACACCAAACCACCAGTACGTCCCTACGGGGATTGAGGCGCTGGATGATAAAGCAATGGGCCTGATGCAAGGGCACTTTACTTTGTTCAAGGCTCCTACTGGTATTGGTAAGACGGAGTTGATGCGTTATCTGGAGTGGAACTTCATCGAACGTGGTGTAACTTTTGCATCATGGCACTTAGAAGAAACTAAACTCCGATCGCTGCTAGGGCTTGTCTCTTACGACCTAAAGGATAACCTAACCCGAAAGGATTTGATCGAGGAGAAGGGCCGTGAGGAAGAAGTTCTCGGTAGTATCAACAAGATCGCCTCTGGTGGCAACTACTACCAATACTACCTCAAAGAGGAGAGTGGTGCTGATGAGTTGCTGTCCCACATTCGTCTCATGGCTACGGCGTACGAGTGCAAATTCGTGATGGTTGAGCCTATCCAGGACGTAATCAACATTGGGTCAGAAGATTCAAAGGAGAGCGCACTTGCTAGTCTTGCAGTTTCTTTATCACGTCTCGCTGCCGATCTTAATATTGGCATCATATCTATCGCTCACACAAACGACGATGGAGAAATCAAATACTGCCGTATGCTCGGACAAAGGGCGTCGGTAATCATTCGCCTAGATCGTGACAAGGAGGCAGAAGACTTCGAAGACAGAAACACAACAAAACTTGTGTTGGAGAAGAACCGCCCGTGCTCTGAGGAGGGTCCGGCTGGGGAAATGATCTTCGACCCAACAACATTCACAATGAGGGAGCTATAATGCCCGTATTCGACATCGAAACAGACGGGATCGACGCAACAAAGATCCACGTCTTAGCCTGGATGGACGATGATGGGGTAGTTCACCACACAAATGACTACGTTAGTATGCGTAGGTTCTTTGCAGACGCAGAGACACTAATAGGGCACAACATTATCATGTTCGATATCCCTGTTGTGGAGCGGCTGCTAGACATTGAGGTGAATGCAACCCTTATCGATACGCTACCGATATCCTGGTACATCAACCACAAGCATGTTCGTCACGGTCTAGCTGACTATGGTGAACGATACGGAATACCAAAGCCGAAGGTGGATGACTGGGAGAACTTAACCTATGAGGAGTACGCACACAGATGTAGTGAAGACGTAAAGATCAACGCTAGGCTCTGGGATGACCTTAAGCGCAAGCTGGAGAGGCTCTACCGTAGTGAAGGCTACGATAAGGTGGTGTCCTACCTAGGCTTCAAGATGCAGTGCGCTAGTGACCAGGAGGAGTATGGATGGAGACTTGATGTAGATAAAGCACAAGCACTATTCGAGCATCTAACAAAGGAGAAAGAAGATAAGGAGATTGCACTATCTGACGCGATGCCACGCAGAGTGCTGACGCAAGTTAAGTCACCGCCCAAGAATATGTACAAGAAGGACGGATCACTCAGTGCACACGGTGAACGCTGGAAGCAGTTGCTTTCCGAGAACTTCATGCCACCATCTACTATGACGCCAATCACGGTCGTTGTGGGTAGTGAACCTGGCAATCCTAGTAGCCACGAACAGGTTAAGGATTGGCTTTGGTCACTAGGCTGGAAGCCCAAGACGTTTAAGTACGTCAAGGGTGAGGAGTACGGGAAGGAACGCAAGATACCACAAGTCAAGGACGGAGACGAACTCTGTGAGAGCGTCAAAGATTTGATTGAGGTAGAACCTGCGATTGGGTTGCTCGACGGATTGTCAGTAATCAATCACCGCTTAGGCATCGTCAAGGGGTTCCTGGAGACACACAAGGACGGGTGGCTTGTTGCTGGTGTAGCTGGCCTAACAAACACGTTCCGTTTCCGCCACAGGAAACCACTGGTTAACCTTCCCGGGGTAGATAAGCCCTACGGTGAAGATATCAGGGGTTGCCTAATGGCCTCACAAGGGAACACCCTAATCGGCTGCGACATGGTATCGCTTGAGGACACAACAAAGCGACACTACATGCAGCCCCTTGATCCAGACTACGTGGAAGATATGTCCATAGAAGGCTTCGATCCACACCTAGACCTAGCCAAACACGCTGGGGAGATCACGCAGGAGCAGATCGACAAGCATAACGCTGGTGAGATCAACCTGAAGGCCCTCAGGAAGGGCTACAAGGCTGCTAATTATGCGTGTGTATATGGGGTCAAGGAAACTACTCTAAGCCGCCAGACGGGCCTCTCTAAGGCTGCAGCTAAGAAGCTGATCAATGCCTACTGGGAACGTAACTGGGCGGTTAAGAAAGTTGCTGACAGCCGCAAGGTCCGAGAGATAAATGGTGAGAAGTGGATATACAACGATGTATCTGGCTTCTGGCATTCTCTACGAGCCGACAAAGATCGGTGGAGCACAACCAATCAGTCAACTGGCGTGTATTGCTTTGACACATTTGTAGCTTTAATCAAGCGCAATGGTGTTAGGGTAGTTGGTCAGTTTCATGATGAGGTAATCATAGACAGCGACAACCCAGAGCGAGACATCGAGACGCTCAATAGCTGCTGTGAGTTATTGAATCAAAAACTATCACTCAACGTCCCTCTCGGTATCGACTACGAGACGGGCAAAAATTATGCAGAGGTGCACTAATGGCTAACACTAAATTCATCACCATGACTGGGTATGTAGAGTACGCGAAAGTATTCGAGCAGAATATGGATGACAACCTCGACTTCCATGAGAAGACCCAGGGGCAGTACAACGTAAACTTCTACCCTGAGACAGAGCAGGACTTTGCGTTATTCTTTGATGCTGGCGCACCAGAGAGTTCCATGGGAAATGACACAATCAAGATCGGTAACTCAGAGCTTGCACTTGGTAAGTACCTGAAACTCAAACGACCAAACGTACACCCTTCTGGCATTGAGGCGTTTGGCGGAGCCCCCAAGGTGTTCGACTTCCGCGAGGGTGAGAGCACTAAACAGTGGAACTTTGAGGAAGACGGTGAACTAGGTAACGGCTCTAAGGTCAAGGTTAAGGTCTCGATCTACGGTTCTGGACCACGTGCTTCGATCCGCCTAGAGCGTGTTGCTGTGCTTGAGCAGAAGGTGTACACCCGCGTTGAAGATGACGGTGTAGAACGCTTCTAATGACAGTACTTATTGATGCTGACATAGTCGCTTATCGGGCGTCATACAGCACGGAAGATGTTGAAGTATCTGATGCTGAGGAGAAGGTGGATGAACTCATGGGGTATATCCTAGAGGACACCACCTTCGACGGCACCCCTTGTGAGTTGTTTCTTACTGGCAAGGGGAACTTCAGGTACGATGTAGCCACCACCGTAGAGTATAAGGGCAATCGTCGGGACACACAGAAGCCTAGACACCTTGATGCTGTACGGGACTACCTCCAAAAATTCTGGGACGCAGAGATGTCCGAGGGGGAGGAGGCGGATGACCTAATCGGTATTCGGGCTACTGAGCTATTCCCTAACTGTGTGATGGCAAGCGTTGATAAGGACTTCTTACAAATCCCCGGGTGGCATTACAACACCCGCACTGGTGTACGTAAGTACGTCAACGAGTGGGATGGACTCAAGTTTTTCTATCAGCAAATACTAACAGGCGATCGAGCCGATAACATACAGGGCCTCAAGGGCATCGGACCAAAGAAGTCTGAGAAGATGCTTGCAGAGGCTACCACTGAGCAGGAACTATACGACGTCTGTGTAGCTGCTTATGGGAACCCCGAACGTGTCTTAGAGAACGGTCGGCTACTGTGGTTAAGAAGGGAGGTTGGGCAACTATGGGAGCCCCCAAGGTAAGACAGAGAGCAATCAAGGCTGGGTTTCGATCTGGCCTTGAACAAGACAACGCAAAACACTTGAAGGCGCTACGTTGTGGCTTTGAGTACGAGAAGAAGCGGATACCCTATGTACCTAAACAAAAGACCTACACTCCTGACTTCATCCTGGAGAATGGGATCATTGTGGAAACCAAGGGAAGGTTCCTAGCCTGTGACAGGACTAAGCACCTGCTGATCAAACAACAGCACCCTGACTTAGATATCCGTTTCGTGTTCACCAACGCCCGTCAGAAGATCAGTAAGCGTAGTAAGACTACCTATGCAGACTGGTGTGATAAGCACGGGTTTCAATATGCAGAGGGGCTAGTCCCTGCAAGCTGGACCAGGGAGTAAACCAATGTTCAAAGTTCTACAATTCAAGTCTGGCCCCTACTCTGAGGCTGGTTATGTCTGGTGTGTAGCAGAGATTGAGGATGCGGATGGGGACATCCACCTTGAGGAAATCTACTACGACACTATCGAAGATGCTTTCCTCGACTTAGAAGATTTTGAGGGCCAAGGTTTTATTATCGACGATGATGACCTATACCTAACAGAGGAAGAAGATTCGGAGGTAGACCAATGGTAAAAGCTGTAGGCGACTTGGAATATAGGTCGGATGGCACCCTGTGGTGGACCGCTTCGGGTTCCGGGCGAAATACAGGCAAGCCCGTTGGCTCAATGGACGCGAAGGGATACTTGACCTGCAAGATTGACCAGAAGCAACGTAAAGTTCACCATGTCGTGTGGTTCATGCATAAGGGAGTTTGGCCCAGCAACATCGACCACATCAACAAGGACAGGTCAGACAACCGAATTGAGAACCTCCGGGAAGGGGCCTCTGTCAACAACCACAATCGGAAAATGCCACTGCCGAAGTCGGGAGTAGTGGGCGCACATTATGTGGAGGCCAAGGGGAAGTACAAATCCAGCATCCGCATTGGGGGTAAGTACAAACATCTAGGGTACTTCAACTGCCCTACAGCGGCCTCATTGGCCTATTTAAAGGAAAAGGAGAAAGCCCTTGTCTAAGACAGCAGTTATTTGGTCGTGTGCCCATAGTGACCCTGGTGTAAGTAACGAGAGGTTCACTTGGCTAGGTAAGTTCCTATACGACATCAAACCAGACTATGTTGTAGACCTAGGTGATGGGGCTGACATGCGTAGCCTCAATTCCTTTGACACACGTAAGCCCGAAGCTATCGTATCACAGTCATACGAGCGGGATGTGGCTTGCTACAACGACGCCCAGGAAAGGATAAGACATGAGTTTGTTAAGAACAAACGTAAGCGCCCTGCTTTCTATGGCTTCGAGGGCAACCACGAGAACCGCATTAAGACCGCTATCTCGCATGATCCTCGACTGGAAGGGGACCGCTTTGGCATATCGTTTAAGCACCTTAATACCAATCGGTGGTTCGACGAATACCATGAGTATGAAAACGGTGCGCCCAAGATTCATAGTTACGATGGCGTTGACTACGCACATTTTATCACTGCTGGTAACTTTGGTCGCCCTGTCGCTGGTACTCATCACGCCTACGCACTTATCCAGCATCGTTACAAGTCTACTGTTGTTGGTCATACTCACAAGCGCGATGTTTACTTTAAGGATGGCGTTGGCAATGGGACAGCTATTGGCTTGGTGGCGGGTTGCTACAAAGGCGCGGAAGAAAGCTGGGCAGGCCAGTCAAACGCAAACTGGTGGAAGGGTGTGGTCGTGCTCCGCTCTATCGAAAACGGTACTTTTGAACCCCAGTTTATTAGCCTCGTATCGCTTAGACGGGAATACGGAGTTTGATATCTGGGACTAGAACTACAACAAGGCGGATCAATTCCGTAATATAACTAAGGAGAAAGAAATGGCTGTAAAACGCAGTATTGAGTACACAGACTTGTTGACTAATGGTGAGGTAGTTGTCCGCCTACTAGAGAGTGGAGACTGGTCCTTCGGTCTCCCAGACAAGTTGAGCAAACGTGATATCATTATAATCCGTGCGCTTCTAAACACACTCATCGAAGAGCAAGAAATCATCAAGTAGCTATAACCAAAGGCAGGTACAGACATGACTGACAATCTCGTTGAACGTTTGAGGAATTGGGAGCAGGTCTATGAAGAAGACTACGATAAACCAGAGGGTAGCCTATACATTGAAGCCGCTGCCCGGGTTGAGGAACTCACTTCTGTC